GAACGTCGCCCATCAGTTGAACTATACGCTCTGAAACCTCGTCTGGCTTTCTAGAATGCTCTCGGCGCGGTGCGACGACTAGTCGTCGGACACTCGCGGATCGTCGTTGTGGCTTTCCTCTTGTAGAGAGGAGACAAAGCTCGGCGTTCGCCCTTGTCCAGTATCCCATGCCGGTGAAGAAGTCGGCTTCGGTCCACAACGTTGGTGGTGCGTTTTTGTTTAGCTTTGCCCAGACAAATGCTACCGTTTTGTAAGTAAACCCCCATTTTTGAATTAAATCAAGGGCTTGCGGAAGCATAGGGTCCGTGGTCCATAGAAACAGAGCACAGTTTTCTGCTGCCAGATCCGCGACAGGAAGCTCGCCGATTTGTTGCATGTTCATACATGTATAGTGATTTTCGGCGGAGCGGCCTTTGCCTTCGTCGCTCCATGTACGAAAGGTCCAGGGAGGGTCGGCATAGATGACTGAAAACTTATCCTTCGAGTAGAAGGACAAGAACAACTACCGCATAATACAGGGTCATCATAACTAGTGGCGTCATTTTGGAGATCCATCCGGGTATTTTTTTAGTAACTTTTCCAACAAAACTTCGCAGGACCTTTTTGTTTTGAGGAGGGCGGTGAAATCCCTTGCTCCTCGACAGCCACTGCCTAAATTTGTTTCCTTCTTTTTGTCACTCACTTAATTTCCCAGCGCCTGAAGAGCGGTCTTCAGGCGCTTCACCTCTTTTTGGAGATCCTTGATCCGGGGACGACTCTGGTCGTTCTCCTGCATAATCTTGCTTGCGAGCACGCCAAGCTCGTAGAGCGTAGCCTCTAGTTCCGACCCCGATTTGCCTCTCTTTGTCAGAAACATTTCGCATGGGTTACCAAAATCCGGGTCAAAGCCCACTGTGACAGCGAGTTCGAAGCCGTCACCGGTTACTTCAGCGGTGATGTTAGGACGACGGTTGGGCGGGTCGCTCATTCTGAATTGCTTGTTCGAGAATATGAGTAAATTCACCTGATATGGTGCGGTGGTTTTTAACTGCACGAGTCTTCAGCTTTTTGTAAGTCCCGATTGCAATCACAACCGATTTCCATTTTTCAACGTTCATTTCACCTCCACCTTTCGTCTGGGACTATGCAAGATTTTCTTCGATAAATCAAGCTTCTTTAAGGTTTCCCCAGGTGGGTCCAAGGGCCGCGTCGGTGGGACACGGGACCTGTAACTCCACGCAGTTCTCCATGATTTCCTGTATCCCTCTGGCTTCCTCCCGGTCCTTGACAGAGAGAGCCAACTCATCGTGGATCTGGATTAGCGGGACCTTGCCTGTTTTATAAATCTCACACATGGCCTTCTTTGTCTGATCGGCAGCGGAGCTTTGGATTAGCCGGTTCAAAGCTTTATAGGTGTACGCACGTTTAATGTTGTTTCCATATTCAATGACGGCTTGTTCCTTCGGGAGCGCCTTGGAGCTGACGAACAGGTTGGGTTCCCACAATTCAAAACGGCACTTTCTACCAAGCAGAGAGCGAACAAATCCTGTGCCAAGAGCGCCCCCTACTCGACGCTGGATGAAATCCTGTAGCTCTTTTACAAAGGGTACTTGCTGATGGTATTGCTGGATAAGATGTTTTGCTTCCTCCGGTGTCACGTCCAGTTGTTCGGCAAGTTTGGTTTGTCCCATGCCGTATAACAGAGCCAAATTTATAGTCTTCGCTTTCCCGCGTGGGATTTTGGCAATGTCAGCGACCATTTGGTGAAAGTCGGTTTTTGGATCATCCCGGTAGGCTTGCACAAACAAATCAGACCCCGTTAGTCCCCGCTTGCCAGTGAGGCTGGCATAGTGGACGAGGATGCGGGGTTCTTGCTGCGAGTAATCAAGACTGGCGAACTGCTCCCCTTCTTCCGGGAGGAACAACCCTCGAATGGCTTGCGCGAAGCGAGGGTTTCGGGCAGGGATCTGCTGTAGGTTAGGGTTCGCCATGGACAATCGACCAGTCACGGTCCCTCCTCCCTCTGACCGGAGCTGATTGATGTGCCCATGGATGCGTCCCTTCTCCGCATAACGGAAGATGGAACTTAGAAAGGTGTTGCCAATCTTGTCGGTCTCTCTGGCCTCTGCAATTTGCTGGGCGACAGGGTGGGGATGGTTCTGGAGGAAGTTCTTGGTGAAGGAGGGAAGCCCTGTCTTTGTTCTTCCGTAGGGGATGTTGTGGTGGTTAAAGACTTTCGCCACACTCGCTGCGGCCCAAAGTTCACAACTCACCCCGGTCTCTTTTTTAATCTTGGAGAGAATAGATTTAGTTTCACGCAAAAGTTTCTGTTTTAATTTTTCCGCCCTGTCCAGATCAATCCGGACACCGTTCCAAGTCATGTCGATGCAAAGAGGAAGAACCTCTGCTTCGAGATCAAATATTTGCCATAGATCCTCTTGCGAAAGGAGAGCCTTTAAATGTTGCCAGAGGTCCAGCGTCAGTCGAGCATCGGCTTCTGCGTACTCCCCAACATAGGCAGCGGGTAACTTGTACATTTCTGCCTTGGGATCAACACCAAACTCTGCTGCCGCCTCCCGCAAATGCGCCTCACTCTTCATCTCACCAAGGTAGTCATAGCACACAGAATTGAGGGAGTAGTAGCGTCTGTTCTCGTCAATCAAAGGAGCGGCGAGCATTGTATCAATCAAGCGGCCTTCCATCTTGATTCCCATGCGGCGCAGCCAGCCCACATCGTAAGCCGCGTTATGAAAAACTTTGTCGGCAGGGTACTTCGCAATCTCTCGGGTGAACCATTTCTTGATGTGGCCCTTGTCAAGGTTTCCTCCGCCCTCATGGCCGAATGGGAAATAAGAATTGAAGCCCTCGTAAGCTATTGCAATCCCTACCACATTGCCGTTACCGGTAGGCCACCCAGGTCCGTGGGTGCGGAGCCGTGGATCTTTCGTCTCCAAATCAATTGCGATTTCCTTGATCCCATCAGGAGTACTCGGCAACACCTCTACCGGGACCCATTCTGTTTTCACGCCGAACTTTGGTTTCTTTAAATTTTCTTTCATCAGTGATCCACCGGGTACATGGGATATTCTTTTTTGTGACGTTGGGCCGAAGGCTTGGATTGCAGTAGCTTGACAAGCCGCCGGATATACCACTCCGCTTTTTGTACATCGACAATGGGTGCATTAGCTTCCTTAAAACGATAGCGTACTAAGTATTTAATGGCGTTTCCAACCAGTACGGCTTCATCTCCGGGGAGGTCCCGGACAACATCCAGGATCGTGTCAATCGTTTCTATCTTTGCACGTTGATAGTGGGAGGGTGAAACAAGGTCGGTCATAATTGCCATCCTCTCTGCAAATCTTCTGGCACTTTCAGAACCAGGTTCTCTTTTGTTCGGGTAATTCCTGTATATAAGACACGATAGGCGTCATCAGGATTTTTTGTCATCTCTTCGAGAGCTTTGCCGGACAGGTCCAGTATAAGGAACACGTTGTCAGCCTCTCCGCCCTTTGCGCCGTGAATGGTGGACAGTTTTATTTTTGGCTTTTCGTTCAGATTTACGCCACGCTTGATAAGCGTCGAGGCGTAGGCACGGTCCTCCGGTTTAATACGGTCGAGCACTTTTTCCCACGTACCGTCTGCTTCCAATCCAAAATGCTCGTGCAACAACCCTAATGTAAAGACATCCTGTTCGTGAGAGGACTTCAAAAGGCTCTTGGCACCGCGCTGCAAGCGCCCGTCTTCACTGGTGATGTGGGCGTAAAGGTTTTGTGCCTCGCTCAAACTAATCTCGCGGTTCTGTCCCGTGGTGAGGTGGGTCCATGAAGCGATTGCAGTGCGAACCTTTTTGGATAGGGAGGGAGAGTTGAAGCGTTCAAAGAAATAGCCTTGCGTTTTAAGGTAGGCACCAATGTCGTTGAGCATATAATTTGCTTGGGCAAGTATAAGCCATTGATCCGTAAAGTCGATTCTGTAGTGGTCATTAACAAAGCGCACACTCCCCTCTTCGTCACGAGGTGACCATTCTTTTTTCTGTCGGTGTCGTATGCGGCTGGAAACTTTATCGGCAATTTTCCAAACGGAACGTGGAACACGATAAGACTGGGTTAGCACCTCGCTCGCACCCCCTAAATTTATAAACTTTCTGATGTCGGCACCGCTCCATCCGAAGATCCCTTGATCGTCGTCCCCGGCGACGTAAAACCTTTCGCACTTATTGTTTATTAAGTGAGCGACTTTCCATTGCAGTGGAGTGAGATCCTGGGCTTCATCCAGGAACACAACTTTCAGTTTTGGAATCAAGTCTCCGTTTTCGGATAGGCCGACGAGCATGTCGGTGAAATCGCGCAGACCGTTTTGCTTTTTAAACTTTTCGTACTCTGAGAAAATATGTTGGAAATGGTAGGACGTAACCTCAAGATCCATCTGGTTGTAAGCCCACATAGGGCCGTGTTCCGTGGTCCGGGCTAAGTCAATCGCTCGCATGATAGGGTGGTTGCTGCGGAAGGTGAGGAAGCCCTCGTCCTCAACAGCCGTCACATTTTCTGTAAGATTTATTCCGACAATGCCGCTGAACTCTTTCAGATGCGTTTCTTTTAAAACTTCCGCGCCGCTGATGCCCAGTAGCTGGAACGCTAACGAGTGGAGAGTGCGAAAGAAAATAAAATCTTTATCAGGGTCTAGTCCGAAACGTGCAACGGCGCGGTCCCGCGCTTCGTGTGCAGCTTTCCTCGTGAAGGCAAAGTAACCTATCTGGTTGGGGGACGTGCCCTGCGACAGCAGCTCCTCGACGTGGTTAAGAAGAGTGGTGGTCTTCCCCGTTCCGGGCGGTCCAAAATATCTAAACATTTTTCTTCGCCAATACTGCGTCGAGATCGTAACCGAGTTCTTTCAGAAGCCGCTCGACTTT